ACATGCCAAGAAAGTTTGTAAGTGAAAGCACGATATTAAGAGAAATAACACAATCAAAATTTGATGATGCATATCCATTAGAAGCATATATTGATAACTTCGATGGTTATGATGATATGCCTTCAACATTATCAAAATTTGGTATACAAGCAACTAATGAAGTAACGTTAATTATATCAAAAGAAAGATTTGAGACATACATATCTCCCCTAATGAAAAATGAATCTAATGTTAAACTTTCCACAAGGCCAAAGGAAGGAGATTTAATTTATTTTCCACTAGGTGATCGTTTGTTTGAAATCAAATATGTAGAGCATGAAAAACCATTTTATCAATTAAGAGAAAACTATGTTTACAAATTAACATGTGAACTATTCCGTTACGAAGATGAAGTTATTGATACAGGTGTTGAAGAAATTGATGATACTCTAGGTGGTATTGAAGGAGCAGATGGAGAGGAGATTCTTATTGGTTCTGGTGGAACACAGAAACTAACTCTTGTAGGAACTGCATCTCAAGCAACTGCATCAATTGGTATTATCAACGGTGGTATTCAATTTATTAGTCTATCAAATAGAGGTAAAGGATTTACATTTGCACCACGAGTTGCAATATCATCTGCACCATCAGGAGGATTGACAGGTATTGCTACATCTAAACTTTTGAGTGGTGTTGCTGTTGAAGGTAATATTAGTGATAGTAAGAAATCTGTTGTTCAATTCATTGATCTAGTAAATCCAGGTTTTGGATATACTTCTAACCCTACAGTGCAAGTTATTGGAGATGGAGCAGGTGTTGCTGCAACATCTAAGATAGAAAATGGTGTAGTTGGTATTGTTACAATCACTTCAGGTGGTTCAGGATACACAACATCACCAACAATTACATTTACAGGATTATCAACAGTATCTGCTGCTGCGACTGCGATTGTTAGTGCTGCTGGAACAATCTCTGCTATACACATTAGAAACGCTGGCGTAGGATACACGGTAACGCCCACTATTTCTATCGCATCACCAGGTAGCTCTGGTTCAGGTAACTACTC